TTGACGCCGGAGGCGGCAAGAGTTGCCGCAGCCAACCCCACGCCCGATAGGGCAATCAGTTCAGCGACTCCCACGGGCATAGGCGTGGCGGATGAACTCAGCCTAGGAAGGCTGGGTTATCAGAACGCGGCGGCGATCTTGGCTCCAAGCTCTGCCAGGCACACATAAATGTCGCGGTGGCTTACGTCTTCAGGCGGCATGGCAGGCGTGGGGGTTGGGGTCAGTCTGGCGAGGGTGCCGATACGAAATTGCTGGGGCGGCTAGGCCGTGGGGGCGGCGGATTTGTAGGGGTGGCCTGCGGGGAGGTTGGCTTGGAGTCCCCACTTCCAGGCCATGTAGCCCTCAATGAGCTGGCGGGCAGTTGTGCTGGCTGCGTTTGCTGTATAGATGATTTCGCAGATGTCTGCTTGCGCAAACTCAACATTGGCTGGACTATTGCCGACCAGTATTTGGTTGTTTGTCGTATCAAGCGAAAGTGACCCGCTGGCAATCTGAGACCCATTGCTGAAAAGTGTCCCGCTTCCGCTTCCAAAAACTATTGCAGCCTGTTTTACTGTTGCCGTAGGAGCAATTCCGTTAGTCAAGTCTGCCGCAAATCCAGCAAAATATGGATCACCTTGGGCGCCTGATGCCGTTGCGCGAAACTGAAGAGCAAACATCTGGCCATTGGTAGCTGCGCCCTGCCCAAATATCGCATTGGACTGAGTTCCGCTAGTTCTATTTGGCTTGTAAACACAAAAAGCCGATCTTGCGGATAATCCAACAGGGAGCCCTATTGATGTACTTATTAGCTCATCATCGATCCCGTCAAATCGGATGGTATTTAGGGAGTTAATGCCAGCGCTGACGTAGATAGGGCGCTTCCCAGATGTGCTTTGAGTAACATTTCTATTATTTCCACTCTTGTCATTCCATTGGCTAACCGCACCGCTAACCCTCTCAACGGTGGCGGCGTCACTGGCGTCCAGCCACAGCGCTGTGGTGATCTGCGCGGGCGTCCAACCTGTTGCCGCCACCCTCCGCCTAGGAACAATCAGCATCTTGTTACCTCCGATGTAGGGACCACGCCTCCATTCACGACGAGAGCCCATTGACCCATCCGGCAGACAGGTCGAACGCATCACCGGCCTGGATCTGCTGGCGCAGTTCAGCGGCCCGCTCCAGGTTGGCGAAGCCCGCAGCCACCAGGGCATCGTGCTTGGCAAGCAGGGCGATCATGGGCTGGGTAGCGGTCCCCTCGGCGCTGCGGCGGATCGCCTCGGCGTAGAGCACACCCTGCATGGGATCCACGTTGGCCGGATACAGCTTGCTGTTGGCTTGCAGCAGGGCAGCGTCAACCTGGTTCAGCAGCTCCTCCACGGGGCGGCGCTGCACCTCCAGCGTCTCCTCCCACGTTCCGGCCGGGCCGCCCTGCTGCGGGCTGGCGTACTCGACCGCGCCCCAGCTCGCGACTTCGTAAAAGATCGCCGGGTCGTACTCGCGCACCTTCGGCTCGCCGCGCAGGTAGAACTTCAGCTCGGTGCCGTCGTAGGGCAGGCCGAACAGGTTGGGCCACCGCCCGCCGCCGGGGTTGGTGGCCGTCTCGCCCCGGAGAGGAACGAACAGGTCCACACTCTGCCCCTCCAGCGGGCCGGGGTCGGCGTAGTAGCGCACGCCGGTCTCGGCGTTGGTGGTGATGTTGGGGGTGGTCATGGTCAGACAGCAGAGCGGGTGAACTCGATGATGCACTTGATGCCAGATGCGCCAGTGCCAAGGCCGATCAGATCGACCCCTAGTCGGTCGCCAGCGGCCAGCGACAGGACGCCAGCCGTGCCGGATAGTGACCCGGTGGCGACTGAAGCGCCAGAGGCCAGCGTTGCATTGGCAGAAAGAAGGGCCGTCTTTGTCCCTGCGGCAGTTCGCTTGTATGCGCTCAACGTCGTTGTGCTGCTGCCGGTGTTATCAATGTGCGTGATAAACGTGATCTTTGTAATCGTTACCGCAAACGACAGCGGCAGCGATTCGTCATAGTTTGTGCTCGCCGTTGCGGTCTCGCCACGGTTGGAGATGGTGAACACGATTCCATCGGCGATCGCGCCTAGCTCCGCGTAGGTGCTGCGGGCGTGCGCGTGATCAGCCCTGGCGGCATCGGTGCTGCTTCCGGCCGCTGCGGTGGCGGCCAGGGCTGCGGGAGCGGCGCTGCTGAGCGCCAGGCTGCTGGTGCCAGCGCCGATTGCTGAGCGGGCTGCTGCAGCATCGGCAGCGGTCAAGACGGCGCGGCCGGTTGCTGTGCTGTCGCTGATCGTGCTGGCGGCTTGGTTGTGGCTGGCGGCAGCGAAGTCGGCGCTCGAGGAGGTGGCCGCCGATCCCAGCCCCAGGCTGGTGCGGGCGGTCGTTGCGTTCAGGCCCGTGCTACTGCCGTCCCAGCGCAGCCGCTCGCTGTAGGCCGTGTCCCACTCGGTCTGCTTCGCGGTCGTCGGCAGGCTGTAGCCAGCGGCGAAGGTGAGCGCCAGGGTGCCGCTGGTGGTGATCGGTGAACCGGCGACAGCGAAGCCAGTGGGAACGCTGAGGCCCACGCTCGTCACGGTGCCGGAGCCGCCGCCACCGCCTGCCGCAGTGAGCGCTCCGCCGACGATCGACAGGCCGCTCCCCAGCGTCAGCACCACCGGCGCCCCGGTGCCGCTCTCGCGGCCCAGCACGCCGGCCGTCATGGTCAGGCCGCTGGAGCCGATCGCGCCGGTGGCAGCCTTGCCGTCCAGGGCCGTCTGCGTGGCCGTGCTGACGGGCTTGTTGAGGTCGCTGGTGTTGTCGGCGTTGCCGAGGCCGACGGTGGCCTTGGTGGCCAGATTTGCAATCCCTTGCGCTGTTCCTCTGCGAGGATTTCCGCCTTGGACCAAATAGACAAGATCAGGCCCCGCCGGGGTGGCTGCTGTCAGTGCTGAGAGTTTGGAGTCAGCCATGAGTTCAATCTAGGAGCAGCGCACCGCCTGTCTCAAGCAGAAAAATGAAACCATCCTCAAGCAACAGTTTGAATGTGGCTGCAATCCCCGGCACCAACGGCACCCGACAGAACGTGCCATCGTCGAAGCGCTGCGGCTGGGTTTCGCACTTGTAGCTGACCCCATCCACCGTGATGGCGTCGCCATAGCCCAGGCTGCCGAAGGTGCTGGTCGGCACGGTCAGCAAATAATCAATGATCGTGATCTCGCCGCCGAGGATCAGTTCGCTGTTTTGATCGAGGATCCCCACGCCAGAAACGGCCCCGGCGACCACAGGGACGCCGAAGCCGTTGAGGTCGAGGAAGACAGAAAGATCCTCGGTGAAGGCCATCTCAGCTGTACTTCTTCAGGCCGTAGCCAAAACAAGTCACGTTGCTGGAAGCGGTGCCCGTCTCAGCGGTGCAGCTCAAACGGATGTAACGCTTGAGGTCATTGCTGTTCAGGGTGATCACCTGCTTTGATGCAGCGTTGGCAATCGCGGTGAAGCTGCCGCCGGTGGCAGCGGCATAAGTCGAGTTGTCATCCGACTCTTCAATGCGGAAGGTCAGGTCAGCGCTAGCGCCAGCAGCAGTGCCGGCCAGGATGATCTGAACATCGCCTTCAAATCCTTGAAGGTCCACGCCGGTCTGGTTGCCGGTCGCGGTGATCGTGGTTGTAGCCAGAAGGGTGAAGTGCTGGAGTTTGTCCAGCGAAAGCTCATGAACAGCCATCGGTTTGACGGGGGGTTGATTTACGGGAGCGAGGCTTTGCGGCCTCTGGTGCGGTGATCACCACCGGATCAGGACCTGGCGCCTGCTCAGCCCTGCCCATGGCCAGCAGGAGCCGGGCATCTGCAGGGGTTGCCTCCACCACGTCGCCAACCCGTGCAGGCCGGCCACTGATTGAGGTTTGGCGCAAGATCCTGATCCTCATGGCCATCACAGGGTGTTGTTACCGCGGCAGAAGGCTTGGGGGTGGCGCACTGCGTAGTCGATGGCCTGATGAGCCACAACCCGAATGTTGCCCTCCTTGTCCTCTGAGTAGGGGTTCACCTGGAGATCGACGGCACCGAAGAGGCCCAGAACGAGCTGGCTCCAGACACCGAAGAACACGTCGCCAGTCTCCACCTGGTTGGAGCGGACTACGCCGTAGCTGTTCACGGTGTTGCCAGGCTCGAGAACAAACTGAGCGGTGTTGGCCGCTTTTTCGGTGGTCTTGAATCCGCCGTAGGTGGTGGCGTTGGTGACGTAACCCATGGTGCCAATGTCGGCGTCATCGGCCGCGACTTGGGTTTCCATGTCCACCAGCTCGGCATAGGTGGGCTGGTTTGCAGCGAAATCCTTGGTGTTGATCCCTGTGGTGATCTTGAGTCCTTCGGGCTGGGAAGAGGATCCCAGGCCATAAAGGGCAACCCGTGCTTGCTCCAGGGCCATCACGGTTACCAGGTCATTACGGACAAACGTCTCAACGTCGATGGAGCTTTGCAGCATCAGCGAACGGGAGAAGCGAGTCCAGGCGCTCATTTCCTTAAGCGTCATGGTGACCTGGCCCACGCTGGGCTCAGATTCGGCGGCGGCCACGCCTTCACCCTTCCAGTAGACCTGGCTGGCGCCGGTCTGCTTGGGGATACCCACGGGCCCAGTCAGGCCAGCCAGGATGGTGACACCAAGGCCGGTCAGGAAGTTGCGCTTGCGCAGCAGCTCGATGAACGATCCGGGGCGAGCATCGGTGAAGATCAGGTCACCGGCGGCGGAAGCGGTGCCAGCGACCAGGGACCGGCTGAGCACATCGTTTGCGATCAGCATGCCCTTAGGCTTAAGGCCCATCCGTTGCGCGGTGGCATTGCTGACCTCGCGCTCGAAGGCGGCCTCTTCCTGGAAGGAGCGCTCGTTGGGGAAGAGCTGGGCGCGCATGCACTTCAGAAAGCTGAAGCTGCGGGCCTCTTTGTCGGTCAGGCCGATGTCAGCAGAAGCGCCGGCGATCGGTTGAGCAGCGGCCGGGGTGGCGGGCTGCTTGGCGCGCTTGCCGATGGCGGCGAGCACGTCCTTCATGGCTTCGGTTTCGGTGGCACCGCGTTCGATCAGGCCCTGGGCCAGGTCGTCGGCTTTGTGCTCACGGCAGAGGCCGGTGATGCTGGCGACGCGGGAACGCTCATCGGCCGCAGCCTGAGCCTTCACCGCCTCGATGTCGATGGTCGGTTCCATGGATTCGATCGGGGGTTGGGTTTGGTCTGCGGCCTGGGCCGCGGTGTCGCCGATTGCTCGGCCTTGGCCGACGGTGGCGTCGGCTGGGATGGAAACGGTCGAGACTTCCATCGGCGTGAACGCTGTGACCAGCGCCACGCCTTCGCGCGACTTGAGGTCAAGCGGCGCGTCGATGGAGTACATAAAGGAGACGTTGCGGATGATGCCCGCCTCCCAGTTCTGCCGGACCTTCCATTCGTCGGAGCCCTCGGACTTGGTGTTGGGGCTCCAACGAGTGCGGACCATGCCGCGCCCGTCACCGCCCTGCCAAGCCTTCTCGACTCCGCCGAGAACCACATCGGGGTTGTGGTTCCAGAGCCATGGCGCCGCCCCTGAATTGAGGCGGGCCATGTTCATCGCGCCAGGGTCATGGCTGAGAACTTCCATCCCGAAGTAGCGCTCGACTGGCTCCTCTGAGGAGAAGCTGAACTCGACTACTTCGGGGTCGTCCTCCGCGCGGCACCAGCTCGCCACCACCGCATTGCGGTAAAGCGGCTTGCCGTCGTGGTCGCGTTGTTCCATTGGCGCGGCGTTTCCTGCGCTCAGGCTAGGAAGTCTGATTTCGTCGCTCATGTTGAAGCGTCCTCCGGGTCGTCCTCGAGGTCGTCGTCGGGGTCTGGCTCGCTGGGATCTTCCGGCTCGTCATCCGTTTCCGGCTCAGCGTCGGGGGATCCGCCCTGCAGGTCGTCGGCGGGGTTGGTGTCGAACTGGATCCCCAGCTGCTCAGCCCGCTCCACCTCAGCGGCGCGCGCCAGAAGCAAATCCTCCAGATCGCCGCCTTGCTGGGCCACGACCTGCGCCTGCGTCGTGAAGCCGGAGCGGACCAGATCTCTGTTGGCCGCCGCTTCCTTCTGCGGGTCTACGAACTCCCAGCCGCGCGGGAACCACTTCACGGCTTCGTAGCGCTCTGGCGCCAGGTCGTAGCCCGGGAGCTGCAGGGTGCCGGCGCCAACGGCAGCAGCCATGGCACGCTCGAAAACGACCTGGCACACGTCTTCGATGATCCAATCCTGCAGGCTGCGCCAGAGCTCCAGCACCTCAAGCCGCTCAAGGCGGCTGCTGCTGTAGTTGGACTGGCTGTAGTCCGCGCTCACCGTGGGATAGGGCACGCCGGAGCCGGCGGCCAGTGAGCGCAGCATGGGCCGCAGGAAGGCCTCGTACTCGGTGTCGGCGTTGCCCAGCTGCGGCACCGTGATGCTCTCACCCGGCGCCAGGTGCTTGAAGACACCGGGCTCGAAGTTGGTCAGCCGCTCGCCATCCTCCACGCCATCGCCGACGAGCTCGCCTTCGGGGCTCTGGATGAAGCCCATCAGGCTGGAGCGCGCGCGCTTGCCGACCACTTCGGCCTCCTCGAAGCCGGCGACGTGGTGCATCCGCTTGATGCTGCTGGCGAACATCGGGACGCCCCTGGTCTGGCCGGGCCGCTCGGGGATGAACAGGTGGATGATCTGCTCGGCCGGCACGTCCCTAGTGCTGTAGCCGACGGCGCCCGACACGTCGCCAGGGTGGCGAAGGCGGAAGCGGTAGGCGGTGGGCCGCCCCCAGCGGTTGACCTGCACGCCCATGCGCCACTCGAGGCCATTGGCATCAGGGCCGACCGTGTGCGTCTCGTCGCAGAGATCGGCCTCGAGGATCTCCAGGCCCAGCGGTGTGTCGCTGTTGCCGAACGCCTCGGGCACCAGGCGGATGAACACCTCGCCCGATTCGGGAACGGCGGCCATGGACTGGCGCAGGATTCGCGCGAACGACAGCTTGCCGGCGGCGTGGATGTGCTCCTTGCGGCAGTAGCGGCGCCACCAGGCTTCGATGCGGTCGTTGGTTGGCTTGTCCAGCCGGCCACCGCCGCGCACCATCGGCACCCGCGACTGCATCCGGATGCCGCGGCCGATCACGTTGGTGACGATCGCCCGGCGCGCTGCCTGCACGTAGGGGTTGTCCCTGAGCAGCTGCCGTGAGCGATTGCGCAGCCGCACCAGGCTGCCATCGATCTCCGCATCGGCGCTGGTGGAGCTTGTCACCCAGTCAGCCGTAAGGCGCGACACCAGGGCGCCTTCGTAGGCGCGCCGGCCGCGGCGGGGGGCGGCTGGGGTCTGCTGCTGGGGCTGTTTGCCCTTGCGCTTGCTCATCGCCCGAACCTCACATAGAGCGAGCGCGGATCACCCAGGCCGGCGGCCACCTTTTCGGCGGCTTTCTCGCGGGCCACGATTGCTTTGAGCTGCGATTCCCGCTGCATCAGCTGGCCCAGGTCGGCAGCATCGAACCGACGGGAGCCGATGGT